TTACCGCCAACAAAGCACCCCCGTGGCTTGTTAAATACGCCAGAGACGTTGAAGCCAAACTAAAGGAGAAAAACACATGAATGAGCGTTATGTAAGCACATGGCTATTGGGCTTCACAATGGGGTGCCTAACAGTCATGGCAGGCGAGAGGATTGCAGACAACATGGAGAAAGAGCAGGCAGAGCCAGTCAAGGCCATGCATATCATTACAGCCTACAAAGCGGGTCATGCAGATGCACTTAAGATCAATCCAATCAGTTTCGAGTTGGAACAGACATGCCTGAGCGTATGGGCCAACAAACAACCGACAGAGTGAGGTGGAGGCTATGCCAAAGATGTTGCCAACGATTTCACTGGAAACCCAGAAAACTGTTTTGCAACCAGTGCCAAAGGATTTTCTTATGACCCCAATTTGTGTGTGCAGTACCAGCAATAAGGCAGGGCTAGAACTCTTCTTCAAGTCGATTGAACTCTACGCACCAGGAGTGCCAATCTACTTGGCAAGCCCTCTAAAACCCTCTCTACGCCCTTCACCCTTTAAGTGGATACCCAACACCTATAAAAACTTTGGAGAGGCGTACAACGCCATTATGAGGCAGGCGTTCTTAGACGGGCATGAGGAGGTCATTATTGCAAACGATGACATCGTGTTAGACCCGTCGAGCTACTACTTGCTATGCCATGACCGACTGCAGTTGAAACAACAGGGCGTTCAGGTGGGTTTTGTGGCTGCTCGTAGCAACATGACCAGTCTGCACATGAACATCCGCAACCGCTTAGAAAACGATGTTTGGATTGGCATGAAGTGGCAGTCCGAGGACAACATCATCCAAGTTCCTTGGGTAGCACCTTTGTTTGCCAGCGTTGGTATCGACGGCTGGTGTGGCTTTCCACCGATTAACTTCTATTCCGACAATGTGGCCTGTCACGACATGGAAAAGGAGGGCTTTAAGCACTTTATCGGTCGCAGCTACGTTCACCACGTCGGCAGCCAAACTATCGGCAAGGGCTACTGGCTCGACAGTCGCAACATCGTTGAAGCTGAAGAGTGGCTTAGAAACAACAGGCCTGAGTTGCATAAGCTGTACTATGGTGTAAACTAGTAAACGTAGTATCTTCCTAATCAATCGAAAGGGGTTCCAAATGAGTACAACCATCGAACTACATGGCGTTGTAGCCGTTCAGATCAATGACACGGACGAGTCAACCACTGGCATGACCAAATGGCGTGACGTTCACTTTCACAAGGCTAACGGTGAAACAGTGACAGTGACCTTATGGCCTCACCGTAAAGGCGGCACAGTATCCGTTGTAATTGGCAACGATGAATTTAATCCTAATCAGGAGGACTAATCATGTCTGACTTTTCACCAGAAACAAGGGCCAGTGCTATTTGGGCCACAGACGCAGGACAGATTGCAGCAGGCAAAGCAGGCGATGTGTTCATGCTTAAAACGGGCCAGAAGGAGCCTGACGACCTTAGTGACAACGAAGCAGTGCAGATGGGCACACTGCTTCAAGAACCGATTATGAGGTGCGCCGCAGGGCGTTGGGGGCTAGAGTTCAAAGACGCTGACTATGCCTTACGCCACCCCAAACACGACTGGATGGCCTCGCACTTTGACTATATCTCGGCAGACGGTAAGACGCTGTATGAGGTTAAGAATTTAGGATTGCACCAGCGTAAGCATTACGGTGAGAATGGTTCTGAGCAGGTTTCTGACCGCTACAGGGCACAGTGTATGCATGAGTTGATTGTCCACCAAGTCGAGGCCATCGAGCTTATCGTGCTGTTTGGTGGGCAGGAGCTTTGCAGGTTCCCGCAGGTGGTCACAGAGCTAGAGCAAGAAGCGCACATTCGGGCAATGGCTGAGTTCTGGGCGCAGGTGCAGACCAAGAGCTTTAACCCGCAGACAATGGCAGACGTAGTGCGGGACGTTTATAAGGTTGATGACGGTAGCTCTATCGTTGCCAATGCCAGCATTGAGCAGGCCTGTATGCAGCTTCAACAGATCAAAGCCAAGCTGAAAGAGTATGAAGAGGCTGAGGATGGTCTTAAAGAGTTTATTCAAAGCTGGATGAAGGAGAAAGCCACAGTCACAGCCTATGACGGTTCTATCCTTGCCACATGGAAGACTGCCAAGCCATCTAAGAGATTTTCAGCAGAGCTTCTAAAATCAGCCATGCCACAGATTTATGAGCAGTTTGTTATAGAGCAACCCGGTTCACGCCGATTCCTAATCAAATAAGGGGAACATTATGACCAACGTAGTCAGCATGAAAGAAGGGGCGATTCTTGACCCCAAAGTGATCGAATCCATCGTTATGAATGGCGATCTTAGTAAGTTACAGCCAGCACAGAAAGTGGCCTATTACAACTATAGGTGCAGTCAGGCAGGGCTAGACCCCGCTGCAAAGCCATTTGACTTGCTCAAACTCAATGGGAAGGAAGTCTTGTATGCCAACGCACAATGCACTCAGCAACTGTGTGCTATCCATAAACTTAGCACCCAAGTCACACATCGAGAAAAGATGGATGACATATACCTTGTCTCAGTTAGAGTTACAGGCGCTGACGGTAGACTTTCTGAAAACCAAGGGGCAGTGGCGGTTGCACACCTCAAAGGGGATGCCCTTGCCAATGCAGTCCTTAAAGCCACCACGAAAGCGATCCGTAGGGCAGTCCTCAGCCACGTTGGACTCGGGATGCTTGATGAAACCGAAGTTGAAACAATCCCCGGAGCCAGAGTGGAACCAATGGTTCAAGTTTCAGCAGAAGCCGCCCCATCACTTGGTGAAATCCTTGCAAAGCCTGCCTCTGGCATTGCTCTGATGGTTCCGGGTACCGATGAGCCTTATGCCTATTACGAGACGATGGACAAGTGGGCAGACGCTTTCCTGACGATGTTTGACAAGATTGCAGCCAATAAGAAGCTAGACCCGGGCACAAAACTGTTAAAGATGGGCGACTTTGAGAAGTGCAATACCAAGACCATTCACGAACTAGCGAGAAACCATGAAGGCCTATATTCGGTTTTTTCTGGTGGCGTGGGCAGTGCTAGAGCTTTGGTTAGTGAAGAAGCAAAAAAGCAGTAGAGCCAGTTGGCGGTACACGCTACAGTCAGTCAGAGTTAATCCTACGTTATCTCGACAAGGGCCACACTCTGACTGCACTGGAAGCCTTGCAGATGATGGGCGTGTTTAGGCTGGCGGCACGCATAGAGGATTTGCGTAGGAAAGGTCACAACATCGTGACTGAAGAAGTACAGGAGGGCGGTAAAAATTTCGCCCGTTATCATTTAGTGAAAGGAGTTGGACATGGCGTATGAAAGACCACCGGGCACAGGTGCCCTATTTAGTCAAAACAAACCTGATGGCTCTAAAGGCCCGGATTGGAAAGGCGATCTTTTGCTAGACCAAGACTATAAAAAGGGCGACACGCTCAAGATGGCAGGCTGGATTAAGCAGACCGCTAGAGGGCCGCTAATCAGCATCAAAGAGGACACTTGGAAGCCAGACCCTAACTACCGACAAAACCAGCAACCAACGCCTTCTAAGAACTTTGATGATCTTGATTCAGACGTGCCGTTCTGATGTCTAAACTTGCACGCAATAGAGGGGCGAACTATGAGCGAGAGGTTGCTACCGCCGTCTTTGATACCTTGGGCATCAAGATCAAGCGCAACCTTCAGCAGTACCAGACCGCCGAACTAGGCGATTTGGAGCTTGGCCCCTTCCTTATTGAGTGCAAGCGCAGACGCAAGATCGCAGTCTACGAATGGATGGAGCAGGCCGACAAAGCATGTGACGTAGATCACATTCCCGTTGTTATTTTTAGGGGCGATGGTAAGAAGAGCATGGCTATGTTCCACCTTGAAGACGCATTGAAGTTAATGGGGAATGAGTTAACCCCACCGGAGCCAGAGCCGGGAGTTTCCGTCAAGGAAACAGATTAGGACGTTGACGGTGGGCAACGGTTCTGGCACCCACCACCTTATAAACCATGAAAGTATTGCCGATAAAACCTGAAGAGTCTTACCCGTGGATATTGCAAAAACACTATGCCAAACGTATTCCGCAAATAAGCTATGCCTTTGGTCTTTATGAGGAGAATCAGCTTATGGGCGTTGTGACTTACGGTATGCCTGCAAGCCCATTTTTATGTATCGGAGTTTGTGGGCCAGAGCATAGGGATGTTGTGATTGAATTAAACAGATTGTGTTTACAAGACAACAAAAAGAACGAGGCCAGCTTTCTTGTCGCCAATAGTTTGAAACAACTTCCTAAACCTAAAGTGGTGGTTTCGTATGCAGACACAGCTATGGGGCACGTTGGTTATGTTTACCAAGCCTGCAACTTTTTATTTACTGGAACAACAAAAGAGCGCACTGACATGGCCTCTACTTCTGGTGGTCATAGTAGGCACAACTCAAGAGATAGAACGCAACGAGTAGACCGAAGCGCAAAACATCGTTACATCTTCATTGTTGGGTCAAAGCAACAAAAGAAAAAATTTACTGAACTTCTACGTTATGACGTATTAGCTTATCCAAAAGGCGACAACAAGAACTACGACGCTGGTGGGCAAGTTATGACACAACCAGTTTTATTTTTATAAAGAGGACATCATGCCACGCAAGAAGAAAGAAGCTGTACCTGAGCTACCCGAGATACGCATACAACTGGCTACACCCATGTACGGTGGGCAGTGTACCGGAGTCTTTGTTCAATCCCTGCTAGAGCTAACTGGGATGTTGAGCAGCCAAAACATACGCCTAGCCTGCGCCTTCATGTTTAACGAAAGCCTTATTACTCGGGCAAGAAACAACTTAGCCGACCAGTTCTTGCAGACCGATAACACGCACTTACTGTTCATTGACGCTGACATGAAGTTTCGTGCCATCGACATCCTCAACATGATCCTTGCTGACGTGGATGTGATTACCGCCATCTGCCCAAAGAAGGAGATCAACTGGAACACAGTGAGGGAAGCAGCATTAGCAGGCGAGGAGAACCTTGCCAAGCGCACGGGCAGCTTTGTGGTCAACCTGCTTACCAATACCTCCCACATCTCTGTGCCACAAAACAGGCCCTTTGAGATTGCGGCAGGCGGC